TCAGAAACACTATCACCATCCAAGGTTGCAAATGCAGTAGCAGTTTCTCCATTGGGCCCTGCAGGAGCATCAATTGTTACTGTTGGAGTTGAGGTATATCCAGAACCACCAGAGTTAATGGTAATTGTTTCTACAGATTCAAACAGTTCTCCAAAATAAACAACTTGTCCATCATAAGGACGAATGCTAGTTGATATTGAAACAACGACAGTATCTTGAGCTGCAGCAGCACTAGTAGTTACGATTCCAGTAAATTGTTCATCACTCACACCATCAGAAACTAAACCATATGTTCCGAAACTAGAATTACTATTTGTCAAATCACAGGTGGAACCTTTATAACAAGTGATTGCTTCATCGCAGCAAATAGTAAATACTGAAACTAATTGAGCAAATCCTTGATTAGTAATTGCAACACCAACACCGCCCTGATTATATTGGGTGTAAGAATCACAAACAATAGATTTCAAACTTTCTGCTTGAGCACCATCAACTCTCAATCCAGTTCCAGTTGTTGTATTACTGGTACAATTTTGAATGTAAGGACTTTCCCATTTACCACCACCAACGTTTGTTGCAATTTCTGTTGTTGGGAATCCAATTGCAGCTGCTGGAGCAACATGATTTGTAAAAGTCATGTTTGCAATATAACAACCCTTTCTTACATGTAAGATATCCTTATATGCTGTATTTGGAGTTACTGTAACTGTTTTTAAATCATCTCCGACAATAGAAACAAATGCAGGAACTTCAATAGGATTATTCTCTGCATAATTTCCAGCAAGAACTTTAATAATAGTTCCTGTAGTTGCTATTCCAACTGCTCCTGCAATTGTTAATTTAGCATTATCGATTGAAGTTCCATTATTAGAATCATTTCCATCTTTTGCAACATAAAGAACATTTGGAGCTGAGTTAATACCAGTTGCAGATGCATTGATAGTTACATTATCACCAATTGTAATTGATGAGTTAGAAATAACAACTTCTTCGTCTCCAATGAAAATTTTGTTATTATTTCCATCAATTGTTACAGATGCTCTACCAACAGTGAGAACACCAACAATTCGTGCATCACCATCAACATAAAGAGTTGTATCTCCAGCACCGATTGTTACAGTTCCAATTCCACTTGGAGGAATAACTGTAACAATACCAGAATTTACATCAAGTCCATTATTAAGAATTTGAATACCTTGTTGTGCGGTAATAATTCCAACAGCATCAATATGTCTTACATCTTGATATGTTATTGTTCCACCAACAGTAACGTTGCCAGTAAAATTGGCAGTCGTCATTGTAATAGCAATACCAGATATAAAGTCTGTGCTTGCTACACCCGCTCCACTACTACCCAAAGCAGTGCTAGCAATACCAACCCACTGACTTCCATTGTAAATGAGAAGTTTTCCAGTTCCTGTAGTTTGATCAAAACTTACATCATCAAGATCTTTGATAAATCCAGCACCTCCACCACCAATAGTTGAAATTTGCTGCTGAATTCTGTTAATGAATAAACGATAATGACTTGCAAGATCGTCAAGAGTCGCAAATTTTTGATCCATTGGTGTTAATGGATCTTTTTGTCCATCAACAGATTCTGGTTTATCTGGGGGCTCGTTTAAAAGTCCCTCTGTCAGAGATTTTTGTTCTTTCTTAATATTTTTTACAATATCACGAAGTTCTTTTACATCTACTCTAAGATTACGAATATCATCATCGTAATACTTTACTTCTGGCAACTCTGAAAGTTCTTTTCTAAGTTCTTCAAAATAACCAAGAAGAAGTTCATCAGTTTTGATGCTTTTCTCACTATACTCTTTTATTCTATTATCAAGATTTTGTTTGAGAGAGTTATATTCGCCAAGAATTTGTTTCTTTAACTTTCTATCATCATCTTTAAATTCTTTATGATATTCCCAAATTTTGAGAGAAGACTCTCTAAGTTCTTTCCAGATTCTATCTTTTACCTCTTGAAGTTTATTATCTAAATCTCCAATGTCAGTTCCGAACTGAACTTTATTCTCAAAATGTCTTGTTTCATTCTCTTCGGATAATTTTGAGATTTCTAATTTTATTTTTTCGCCAAGAGTTTCGATGGTGTCGTTGACTTTGATAAAATCGTCATCAATAACACTAAAAGTTTTTCCTATCCAAGAAAAATCAGGAACCTCATTTACTTCATTTACCCACTTTGGGAAATTTGGAATTTCATTCCTTACTCTTTCAATATCTTCTTTTAACTTTTCAATATCATCTTCATAATATTTTGGTTCTGGAAGTTCACCAATATTTTCGTTGATTTTATTAATTCTATTCTGAATAGATTCAATCTGATCATCATAATATTTTACTTCAGGCAATTCTGAGATAGAATTTGATATATGTTCCTTTACTAAATCAATTTGCTCACAAATTGCTTCTATTTCTTCATCATAATATCTTACTTCTGGAACAGTGGGAATATTGTTCCTTACACTATTGATTTCTTCAGTAAGTGCTTTTAATTCTTCATCGTAATATTTGATTTCGGGAATATCTGGTATATCTTCCCTGATATCATTAATCAAACGAATTAGTTCTGGCCACGGAGGGACAATATCTTTTACCTCTGCAAAGGTATTACCATCCAGGTCTTCTATAGTTTGGGTTTCTTCTGATAATATCTCTTTCTCTTCAGTTTCAATATAATCTTCAACAGAGGGCAATTCTGCTTCAACTTCCTCTGCTAAAAAATCTTCAATTGACGGAAGATTGCTGTTATCTTCAGCAAAATCTCCAATAGAAGGCAAATCTTCTCTAGACATTTTATTAGTAACCTATTACTTTGGGATTTCTCTCCCTGTCTTATTATTTATCTTCTTCCTTTAGTCCAGACTTCAACATTTTTGCTAATTCTGCTGTAGAACCAACAAAAAGTGCATTATTGACTGTAGATGGGCCTTTTGCTTGTTTTTCTTCTTCCACATCTTTGAGTTTTTTCTGCAGTTCCATCAATTTGTCTGTAGCATCAGCAACATTCTTAATTAACTGTCCAGCAACCTCATATGCCCTTGGCATTTCACTTTCTTGTGCAAGTTCAAGGATACCATTAATTGCTTCTTGTCCTTTTTCAATCAAAGAATAAAGATTTCCTCTGGTATATTCATAATCTTTCTTGATATCATCTTTAGATATATCAGGTTTTTCCTTTGCAGGTTCAATTTTTTCAACTTCTTGAGAAACTATCTCTCCAGCAACGTTGAAAGTATCATTTAAGTCATCGAATTTTTTTGTCATTTTCATAATTAACCACTAAATCCAAAGTCGTCGCCAATTTCAATCAATGCATCATCTGCAGTAGTCAGCAGTTTGATTTCTGCACCAGAAACGTGTGATTCTGGAGTTGTACCGTCTTTACCTCTTTCAACTTTGATTTTGGTTCCAGATATAATTTCAAGAACATACATTTCTTCATTGTCAATGACAATATAACTTGCGTCTGGAATAACTGAGGAATCTCCAACCTCAATGTACTTGGCAGTACCACCAACGTCACTGGAAAGATTAGTTACGACGTTATCAGTGTAACTCTTGATTGCTCTTGGTTCAACGGAGTATGTAATATCTCTTGTTGGAGTCTTTGTAGTATCTCCAGCAACATAACCAATAGAAACTTTCTTGATAAGATCTTTGGATGCGTTTGCAGTGACTGGGCCAAACAGATATGTCTTTGCAGTAAATCTGATTGTGTAATAAAGAGCCCTTCTTGTTGTAAAGTCTCCCTCATAATCATCTTGCATTGAAATATTTTCAATAACAATTGGAATATCTCTTTTCTCTCCAATTGATTCTACCAAATCAACTGTTAAATTATATGATGGTTGGAAATATGGGAGAATTTGCTCAACGATTTGAAGCATATCATCATTCAATTTTGTATAAATTGACAGTTCAAATGCCATGTTATAGGGAACAGGCATGTATGCTTTTTTGACTTGTGTCTTATCGTCTGGATTTGTAGTTAAAAATGTTTGAGTCGCAGTTACTTTTCTGGTTGAATCATATTGCAATCCAACAAATTCAAATGACATTCTAGGTAATGTCAATTGAACCTTCTTGCTTAAATCTGCCGATTGCTCAATTCTTGCTAAAAACTTTTGAGTAGGCCCATACGCAAGTGGGACTTTAATCACACTTGTGGTATTATCAGAAGAATCCGTATGCTTGATTTCAATATTGTTAAATAGAGTACCAAAAGTTACAATGGTTCTTCTTAAGATTTCGTGATAAAAATACTCAAACATAGTATTACCTACTCTAATTAATCAATACTTAAAGATAAAAGTATTTATACTATGGTGTTCCGAATGGATTTACCTCACTAAAATCAATAATTGCATCAGCTTCCGTTTCTATCACGTCATTATCTGGGTAATTATTGACAGTATTGTATTCGTTGATGACTCTCAACTGATAAGTTGCACCACTTTCGGAACCAGTGATTGTTTCTCCAACGACAAAATCTCCAGTTACGTTAGAAATATTCAGTTCATTTGTAGATGCATTCCAAGACTTGACAATTGCAGTTATTCCGCTAGAAGAACCTGTAACCGTTTCTGTATCAATAAAGTCGCCACTTCCTGCGGTATATGGAGAACCAATGGTGACTGTTGGTGTTTCGGTGTATCCAGCACCAGCATTTGTGATGTAAATATTGGAAATAGTTCCTGCAGAACTTACTACAGCAATACCACTTGCAGTTGTTCCGAGTCCTGCAAGTCCTGTTGGAGCACTGAAGGTTACTGAAGGTGCAGTGGTGTATCCAGAACCACCAGAAGTAATTGTTACAATACCAATGGTGTTATCAGAAATTCTAGTTGTTGCTGCAGCTCCAGTTCCTGGATTTGTAGAACTTGGAATAAACACGATACCTGGATTTACTGTATATCCAAAACCTGGGTTTGTAATATAAACTCCTTGAACCTTAGATCCTACCTGAGTTCCATCACAATTGGTTATGCCACTGATAAGTGTTGAGATGCCAGTTGCAGTTCCTCCAGAGGATGGAGAAGATGAAATAGCAACTGTTGGTGCTGCATTATACCTTTCTCCTCTAGAAGTAATAATAATTTGATTGACAGCACCAAATGGAATGAATCCAGTAATAGCAGTTGCGGTTACTCCTGCTCCTACAAGAGTAAGAGTTTGTAGATTTGCTTCTGTACTTACACTTTCATCAATTTCTTCAATACTAGTGTCAATAATTTCATCTTCGTATCTGAAGAGTTCACATCTTAATTCGTATGTGTAATTCTTTTGAAGTTGGTAGAATGGTTTTTCGTGTTCTACAAACTTAATTTCAAATAATCTATCACCAAGAGGGAACCAAATCAAATCTCCTTCTTTTGGCCTAGTGGATAATTTGACATTTGGAATATTCTTAATCAGTGGAGAAATATAAAGTTCAAATCTTTCTTTTGAGATAGTAACAGTCAGTTCATTGGTTGCTTGTATTCCAAACTTCGACAGCAACTGCGTATTATCTCCATATCCTTCGTAATTATTGACATATGCTTCTATCGGATATGCATTATCAAACTTAGACTCAATTACTTCTCTTAATACAGTCTTTTCAGTTACATATTGTCTTGGGAGATAGTATACTTCAACACCATACATCCTCAACTGTTCGTTGATTAAATCTTGAACTAGATTTTGTTCGCCAGATGAACCTTGAAGAAAGAATGGGTTTAGCATACGTTTAACCAATCATGTCCAGAGGTGGTAATTCATAAGTATTAGACATTTTTTCCATGATTACATCAATTTCCTTTTGTGCATCATCATAGATTTGTCTTCCATTCAACTCAACACCACCAGGAAGTTTTACTCCTTGGAATTTGATTAGGTTTTGTCCCCATTGACGTTTGATTAATGAGGTTAGATATGGCTTTAAGAAGGAGTCATTCCAAACTCTAGCATAATCATTTGGATTTAATGCTCTATAACAATCCATGATGAGATAATCGCCCACAGTCAAACTGCCCCAATCAATATCAAGATATAATCTATCTTGTCTTTGATTAAATCTTATTTGCTTCTCTGTGGTTAATAAGAAATCAATATCTTCAAGATATGTTTTTGTCATTGCATATGTGAGAAGTTCGGTAGAACCCCAATAGTAAATATCATTCAAAAATAGTTGATACTTAACACTGAACATATTATTTGTTACAGTGTTTGAACCATCAAAGTGGAATATTTTTTGAACTCCAATCACTGCTGGAGGAACTTGAAGATAATTGCTATTTTCTTTCCAGTTAAAATCTACATTTGCTCCATCAATAGTTGCAGATGCTGTTGTTGTTACAATTCCAACATTTGTGTTATTTGGAGCTCTTCCTCTATCAATATCTGC